TCTAGGAACTTGATCTGCTCTAAATCCTCTTTGAATGAACGCGGAGATAGGAAGGCGATAAAAGACCGCACCATTTTCCATAATTGTGTGAAATAGAATCGGTCTGCCAGTGATCGAAGCCAATCCAAAAATAATGCAATCTTCAACTTCTCCATGATGATCTTTAAGGTCGTAGAGATATTCTCTCTTGATCTGTGCATACATCACAGGAATATTTGCATTTAGATAAGCCATCTTTCATATAATTTCTAGTTTACTAAAAAATATATAACAACGACTACTACCACCACAGCGATAGATATCTTTGGATGAGTTTGTGCCAATGTCCAAAGTTGTTTTACTTTTTTCATAGTTTTTCTCCTTGTTTATTTTATTGTACCCCAATTTGGTCCCGATTCATAGTCTACTTTATTAGGAACTTCAAGGGTTACGGCATGTTCCATGATGGTTTTTATCTCATGTGCATGGTTATTATCTTTAATTGATATATCTAATTCGTCGTGAACTTGTATGTGTGGAATAATACCTTCTTTATGTAAATCAATCATAGCTTTCTTTGTCATGTCTGCAGCAGATCCTTGAATGAGTTTATTTAAAGCTTTATATGTGTAAGCTCGCTTGATCCCTGGTCCGTGTTCCGCGAGCGCTTGTTCATGAGGCAATGCTTTATGAATACCAAATTGATTTGGTTCCCATAGTGGAAACCTACACAATCTTCCAAGTAGAGTTCTAATTTTTCCAGAACTTTGAGCCCGTTGCATAACTGCATTCATAAGTTGTTTAACAAAAGGAACTCTACTGTGATATTTCTTAAATAAATCTTCTGCCAATTCTTTATTAATTCCTAATTCAGCTTGTAGTTTATTTTTACCCATCCCGTAGAACAGGCCAAGATTTATAGTCTTGGCCTGTGTTCTGGGTATATCTGCCATCTCGGATACAATGCTGTGAAAATCGGCTTCTCCTTTTTTATAAGAGTCTAATACTTCATCAATTCCCATAAGATTTTGTAATGTTGCATAATGTACTACTAGTCTTGGCTCCTGCTGATTATAATCAAAACAACCCCATGTATGGCCCTTCTCAGGGATAAATAAAGCCCTAATCCGTGGTCCAAGGTCTTTGTTGCGTGCTGGAATCTGCTGGAGGTTAGGATTTGAATATGAAAATCTTCCGGTTACGGTTCCTCCAGTGTCTCCTCTGAGTTGATTAATTTCTGCATGAATTCTACCCTTGTAAGAATGTTTAATTATGGTATCAATAAACGTGGTATGGGCTTTGTTTATTTCACGGGCTCGGGTTATTAATTTCACCAGTGGGTGGGGGTGATTTGATAAAAAGTTTTTTGTAAATGAAGGAGAATTTGTTTTTTCAGTTCGGTCAAAAGGTAGGTGCAGTTTTTCAAAAATTTTCGCAATCGATCTTGCAGCCCATATTTGAATGTCTATTGATGTTTCTTTTTTTATTTGTTGGAGGCATAATTTTTCTTGTTCTATTAATTGTTGCTTCAATTTTTGAGCTTCTTCAACGTCCACTCGAACTCCGAGAAATCTCATATCAACGAGACAAGGAAAAAGATCGGTCTCAAGATTAAAAATAGAGGAAATGTCCTGGTGAATAATTTCTTTTTTAAGTTCTTGCCATAAGTCTAAAGTAATTTCAGCATCTTTTTCTGCATAAGAACCTACATAGATAGCTGGTAATTTATACATTTCTGCTTTAGGATCTACTCCCCATTCTTTAGCAGCATTATACAAAGCTGCTTCATCCTTTCCCTGGCCAGTGTATCGTTTAGCGCAATTATTTAAATCATACCTCATTTGATTTTCATCCACTAATGCTGATGCAATCATTGTATCTATAATTTTTCCCTTAATAGTTAATCCTAAAGATCTAATCCAACATATATCGTACATTGCATTGTGAAATATTTTATCTGAATCAGTATTTAAGATATCTTGAAACCATTTTAAAACTAATCTTCTATCCATATTTCCACCACCCTCGTGAGCAATAGGATAATAACCACACCAATTTTTTACAGCGACTGATATGCCTACTATCTCTCCATTTTTAACTATAGAGCCTGATCCCATGCGTGTATTTAAATTAGGATCTTTAGTTTCTAAATCAATTGCAATTTCGTCGTACTTAGATAGATTTGGAAACCCTGTTGGAGGTGTCCATTCTGTTTGTGGTTTGAAAAGGGGTTGTTGTATCATTTATTTTTCAGCTTCATCTAAGAAATCTTTAATAGGTTCTAATTCGTCTTGTAGTTTTTCGGATACTGTTTTTTCCTTTCCTGGATAATCTCTATCAATCGCCATTTGACAATAATGAATTGCTTTTTCTAAATCGTTTTTTTGTCCTTTTTGCTTATGTCTGCATAAATATTTTATAGCATTCCCTTCAGCAAAGGGAATATTATTTTTATTTATAAATTCTGAGGGTTGAATTTTCATCGATTGATAATGGTCTCCACCAATTTGTTTTTTGTATACATCACTCATATTCTAAATGCCTTATAAATATCTTTGGGTTCTACAATATGTAAATGTTCTTTAGTTCTGGTTGCTCCCACGTAGAATAAACGATTAACATCATCAGGAACTCTTTCATATTCTTTTAAAGTTTGTCTGCTTAAATCAGTTAATAAAATTACATTGTCTGCTTCCCCTCCTTTTACTCCGTGAATCGTAGACAATAGTATTCTAGGTTTTTTATTAAGTTGCTCTTTATTTTGTCTCATTTTTCTAATGTAATTTACTTTTTTTGAAGGTGCATTATTAAATGCGTCATACCATACATAATCTATTGCAAGTCCATATTTATTTTTACATTCTTTTAAAGAGTAAAAATTATCTTTATTTAAAAGTACCAATGATTTTTTATTTGCATGTGATTCATTCATGTAGCTGTAGATTCTTTTTATTCTTGTGTAATCTAAAGTTTCACTTTTTCTCCAGGATTCCCAATCAGTAATAGCTTCATATAAATCTTGTTCGTATGATTTTTTATATTTATTTTTATAATATAATCCATTTTGATAAATAATATTTTCGAGATCATGTAACATAGAACGAGTTCTGGTAAGTACTAACCATTCTCCTTTAGACATATCAATGTGTCTAAAATCAGAATAAGTAGATACTTTTCCTTCAACGGTTCTAGGACGCCAATCTTTTGGAATTCTATTACCTACTTTATTTATAATTTTCATTGCAAATTCATGTACTTTGGCTGGAATTCTATAGGATTGAGTTAATTTAATAAATTCCCCACTCAATGTTATAAAACTATTAACATCTGCACCGGCCCATCTAAAGATAGCCTGATCATCATCTCCTGCAATATAATTATCCGGTGATTTATTCCATATAATTTTAGCCATATCCCATTGCATGGAAGATAAATCCTGCGCCTCATCAATAAATACTACGTCAAATTTAGGACAAGTATCCGATTTAGTAAAATCAATAATCATATCATTGAAGTCCACTAAATTATATTCTTTTTTATATCTCTCTAATGCATCTGATATGATTTTAAGTTTATTAAATTCTACATCCTGGGTATGCTCTTTAAGATCATATTGTTTCTCTAAGGAGATATTTCTTAATTTTGATAATTGAATAATTCTTAAATAATCACTTTTAGTAGAAAAAATTCCATTCATATCCCTTTCATTATCTTCATAATCCACAGGAAATCCCAACGTTTTTCCCAGATCTTCATATTGTCTTCTTTGCATTACATTATTTTTTTGTATTCCTAATCTTCTAAAAGCTAATGAATGAAGTGTTCTGAAATAAGGGAGGTCGTCTTCGGTTAAGTTAAATTTTTCCATTGCTCTATCTCTCGCCTCATAAGCAGCTTTTTGAGTGAATGCAAAATATCCAATTTTATCTGGATCAGTTTTTTTTAAATATTTATCAACTAAATTTAAAAGAGTTGTTGTTTTTCCTGTACCTGGGGGTCCAATTACAATTGTTTTCATTTTATTCTCCTAAAAA